GACAGAGAGTAGTATCTGGGGTGGTTCAGAGATTAAAGTTAATGCTGAAGTATCGCCTTACATTACTACGCTTATTGGAGCGGGTGTTTCTCTACGTTTAAAAGCTGTACAAGTTATTAAATACGTAGAAGGTGGGACTTCATCTGCAGACAACTTCGGCTTTCAAACTGAAACAGGTTTTGTACAACCTACTGAGCCTACTGCTGAGACTTCAGGTTTTGGTGATAGTACAGCAGCTCCTGAGAAATTTGACGAGTTTGACGCGCCTGCTGTAAAACAAGCATCTGCTCCTGCCGTTGAAGAACCTGCTGACGTAAAAGATATTGTTAAAAAATGGGCATCTAAATAAGGAAAATTCAATGGCAAAGAATTATACTGAAAGATTTTTAAGGGATCAAACATCCTTTAATGAAAGCCGTTTGGGAATACAATTTGGTAGGTTATGTGTAAAAGCTAATCTACCTCCGAGTATGATTGCAAATGCTTTAGGTGTTTCTAGGCAGACAGTTTACAACTGGTTTAAAGGAAAGGCAGTAAGAGGTAAAAATATTGAAAAAATTGAGGAGTACACGTGCACTATTCAAGAGGCTTTAGAAGTTTACAAAACACTGCCCGCTCCCAATACTTTAATAGCTAAACAGTTTATTACCGATAACCCTTTAAGTTAGGACAAAAATGATAAAAGAATTTTACACTAGGGCTTTACCCCTTCAAGGCGTTTATTGCGTTGCTGATATAGACCCCCTAACTAAAAAAACTAGGCATGAGTTTGTTGAATCTATAGATGATTTAGTAAAATCTGTTGAGGCTAAAAGTAAACAAGACACTAACGTATTTGTAGCTATGAGTAGTTTTAAAGGCTACAGTAGAAAAGCAGATAATGCTTCTTACGCACGGTCTCTTTTTGTGGATCTCGATGTAGGTGACGGCAAAGGGTATGACAGTAAAGAAGAAGCTCTATCTTCTTTGGATAAATTTGTTTACAAAACTGATATACCTATTCCTGTTACAGTAGATTCAGGTACAGGCATACATGCGTATTGGTTTTTAGATAGGGATGTACCCGCAGCTGAATGGAAAATTTATGCAGAAAAATTTAAAGACTTTTGTTTAAGTAATGGTTTATTTATTGACCCGGTAGTAACTGCAGATTTATCTCGCATACTACGTAGCCCCGCAACTTTTAACCATAAGACCAACCCACCTTCGCCAACTAAAGTTATATTTTGGAGCGACTCGGTGTGTAGTTTTGAGGGGTGCAAAGGATTTTTAGGTGAAGCAGAGCTTGAAAAAGAGTCTATAACTCAAAGCCTTCCATCTACTATTTCAGGAGAGCAGCGTAAACTACTCAAGTTAGATAATTTTGAATCTAGTTTTGAGAAGATAGTAGGGGTTTCACGGAAAGGCAAAGGGTGCAATCAGATTAAGTATATCCTAGATAATGCTCAAAAATTAACAGAGCCACTATGGTATTCAGGTTTATCTATTGCTCAGCATTGTGAAGATAGGGACGCAGCTATTCATATTATTTCTCAAGACTATCCGGGTTATAATTTTGAAGAGACTGAAAAGAAAGCTACTCAATCTCAAGACATGCCACATTCTTGTGAAACGTTTAATAGCATTAACCCGGGTATTTGTAACGGGTGTAGTCATAGGGGTAAGATAACTAATCCTTTAGCTTTAGGTAAAGTATTTAAACAAGCTGAAGAGACTATGCCAGTGGAGTCTTCTATTCCCGCTACTGCAATAGAAGCGGTAGAGGAACAGCACAATCCTTTAAAGAAACAAAGAGGATTAGTAGCTCTTCCAGATGGCCTTTACCCGTACGTATATGGTAAACAAGGAGGTATATACTATATGCCTACTCCTAAGTACGACGAAGAGGGAGCTCAATTACAGCCTGAGCCTATCTTAGTAACACTGTACGATGTCTTTCCTATTAAGCGAATTTATAGCCCGACTGATGGCGACTGCTTACTTATGAAAGCGGTACTTCCACACGACCCTGAGAGAGAGTTCTTATTGCCTATGCGCTATGTATATGCAGTAGAACGACTAAAAGAAATTATGGCAAGTCAAGGGGTATTATTTAATTCTGATCCAAAGGGAGCTCAATATCTTATGAACTATGTAATTAAATGGGGACATTATCTTATGTCTGAAAAACCCGCAGAAATCATGCGGATGCAAATGGGATGGACTCCTGAGAAAGAATCATTTGTTGTAGGAGATACCGAATTAACTCGTAAGGGAAAAGAGGTTCCTTCACCTACCTCACCGCTTTGTAGAAGTATAGCAAAGCACTTAACTCCTAGTGGGGACTATCAAACTTGGAAGAAGGCAGCTAACCGACTCAACCAACGTACACTAGAACTTCACGCGTTTACTCTATTGACTGGTTTTGGGTCAGCTATTATGAACTACACTTCTACTTCCGGAGTTACTGTTTGTTTAACAGGGGAATCAGGCGCAGCTAAAACAGGTGCTTTGTATAGCAGCTTATCTGTATGGGGTAATCCTAAAGACTTATCTGTTCTTGAAGCTACAGCTAATGGTATGACGGGTAGATACTTAGGACTTCAAAATATTCCTTTTGGATTAGATGAAGTGGGCAACATTAAAGGTGCTGACTTATCTCAACTTATACATAAAGTTTCTCAAGGTAAGTCTAAAATTCGTATGCAAGCCTCGGTTAATGCTGAGCGTGAGCATGAAATGTCTGCTAGTTTAATAGCTATATTCACTTCTAATCATTCGTTATATGACAAGTTATCTATCTTAAAGAAAGACCCTAATGGAGAAGTAGCTCGACTAATTGAGTTCTCAGTAAAAAAACCTCAGTTGTTTAAAGACGATGCACAAATGGGCAGAGAGATATTTGATAAGTTTAGGTTTAATTATGGGTGGGCCGGGAGAGATTTTATATTTAACTTGTATAAATATTCCGACACTGAGATTCAACATATGATGGAAGCTTGGGTGGATAGATTTAGAAAAGATTTTGGTGAAGACACCGCTTATAGATTTTATGAAAACTTAATTTCAGCTACGCTTACTGCGGGACAGGTTGCTTTAAAAGCTCATATCATTGACTACGATTTAGATAGAATATATGACAGGCTTGTGAGCGAGCTTATTGCTATTCGAGATAATGTAGTTAAAGTTAATCAAGTAGATTATGTATCTTTAGTAGGTGAATTTATTAATAGTCATCAGACAGGCATCTTAGCTATAGAAGAAGGCAAAATATCAATGGAACCTCGATCTCCTTTAGTAATTCGAGCAGAGATGGATAACAATATTGTCTTTATTTCTAGACCTGAGTTCCGAAAGTTTTTATCTGAGAATATGGTAAGCTCTCGAGAATTTACTCATGAACTAGGGAAGCTAGGAACTGAAGTTAAAGAAGTTAAGAAACGTTTAGGAGCAGGATGGAAAGGCGCTACGGGTAGTATTATAGTTATTGCTTATGCACTCAAGTTAGATAAATTTAAAGACGCGTTAGAGACAGCCAATGACACTATATGATGAACCAGAGTGGGTATACCCGTTTGAAGCAATGGAAGTAGGGGATAGTTTTTTTACGCCCACTTTAAAAACTGCCCAAGCTATTTATGCAATAGAGTCAGGGGCCAAGCGGGCTAAAATAAAAGTTAAAGCGTTTACTACGATTAAAGACGGGTGCATGGGTGTCCGTTGTTGGCGAATATCATAGGTCTTCATTAACACGTATTCTAATTTTACTAATGTTACGAGCAACATTGTGAGCTTGTTTATCAAGCCTTTCTATTCTAGATCGTTTATCACTTGCTGAAATATTAGAAGCTAAGATTCGTTTTCTTGTGGTTCTTATATCTCTTAATCTAGTTGTTAGCTTATTAATTTGTTTTCTAGCTCCAATAAGTTTTCTATTATCTGCTCTATATTCTCTAGCTTTTTCGGGATTAAATTTTAGTAATCTATTTAATGTAGCTGCAACTTCGTCAGACTCTTCTTTTAAATCATAGAAGTCGTTAATAGCATCTCGCCCTTGTTCATTATAAATAAGCGGGGAAAGTAGAGGTAAATTTTTAAGTGTAGGAGAGGGTCTTTTATTATCAAGAAATACGTTTGATACTAGGTCTATAGTATATAGTCCTGTTGCTCCTATGGTTCCTGTATAAGCTTTAAAAATGTGATCAAATTTAATTGGAGACATAAGTCCTGACTGCCCTATTAATTTTGCTAGTTCTGAAGTTCCTTCAGTATATTGTTCTTCCGTTGCTAACCTTGATAAGCCTGTACCTACTAAAGGCCTATCGGTGTAGAAGTTATAATTTGTAACACCTTCTACAGTACCCCTTATTAATTGAGGAAATATATTTGGGCTTAGCCCTGCATCCGCAATTGCAGTAAGAGTAGCGTCACTAACTTTTGCC